ATGTGTTTTCATCCAAGGGCAAAGCCAAATCTGACCACCCATGTTACGCCACCATTGACAGAACATATAATCTTCAGACAAATAACGATCGCTCTTACCATGATCAATTACAGTATCAAAATATGCGTGAATATAACGAGCACCATCAAAATTTGCTTGACCCACGTGATCTGGCTTATATCGTAATTCTGGATATCGATCGCGGAATTGATCAAACACATGACGTTTGATCATCATAAACCCTGTGCCAATTTCAAGAACTTCAATCGGTTCAGCAACACTGAATTTAACTGTTCCTGGTGCTGGATTGAACACAAAGTCACCTGCAAGTTTTTCAAGTTCAGCAACTTCAATATCGGGATGTCGCTTAACTGCTTCTTTAATAGTTCCCCATTTTATAGATTTTTTAGGATATGGAGCGCCTATAATATCTTTATCAAGAGCTAAACATGCAATGATGTCTCGTGGATCAAAATGAATATCAGCATCTATAAAGACCATGTGTGTAAAATTCTCAGATCGAAGAAACTCATCGACCAGATAATTTCTGGCTCTTGTGATTAATGATTCATTAAAAATAAATGAGAATTTAACCTCAACACCATATTGAGCGCATATTCCTTGTAAATCAAGGCATGCTTTTAAGTACATACCATGCGCCATACCACCATACATGGGTGTGGCAATAAACAATTTGTTTTTGCGTAATTGATCAACTGAAACTTCTAACTGCATAATTATTCACTCCAATTGTAAAAATTTTTAATATTGTCAATAATCTTTTTTTGGTCGTCTAGATTTTCATTGACCATTGTCTCTATATAGTTCATGAGTGTTAGAGAACTCATGATATTTGAGATTTTTGTTGCTCTGGAATTTTTAAATTTATCATCTTGATCATCCTTACGATCGATATGTCGTTGATCCAATGTGCTTTTCTTTACTGTAAGAATGAGAACTTTGAAATCATCAGCAAACTTTTCTTGTAAAAAGTCCAGCATCTTTCCATTGAATAATCGATCACCCTCGAAAATTACGTTTACATCATCAGCATGAGACATCTGATCTTCAAAAAATTTGATTGCATCTGGCTGCACTGCCATTGACAAGCGATCAGTTCCCTGAAATGTGTTCCCATCGTTTTCATATTTACCAAGAATAAAAAGATTTAATTTTTTAGAATACATGGCATCTAAAAGTTTTTGTGGCTTGACAAGACGCCAATCGTTTGCCATGGAAATTAGTTTAAACATCACTGTGGTCTTACCAGTTGCTGGTTCACCACCCATTGCAATTACTTTTACCATATTACTTCTAGACCTTCTCTCGCTGGTTCTTCATCATGAAACATCCAATCTAGTTTTTCTATTCTACCTGTTCTTACATAATAAGTAAACTTTTCTGGCTTTATATTTTGTCGTTGAGCAAGCGATTGTAGTAATGTTTCTTGACGTGCTTGCCACAATACATTCCACTCAATTCCGTTCCAATCATCTTTTTCTGCTTGCTGAATTTCTTCAGATTGTCGATCTAGATAATAGCCAAGATATCGCCCATGGTGTTCACGAAAGATTTTCTTGAAGGAGCAAAGACATGTTTCCATTGTATAGAAATCAATTTGATTGCTCAGCTCAGGAAATCTAAGTCGTGTTTCCTCCAGAATTTCTCTTGCTCTACTTTCAAGGTCATTATATTCTGATGCAGTGAGTTTTGTATTGACTTTGTTATCTTCGCCGAGGGCAAAATGCAAACCATTACGATGTGAACGAGACCCTGAATAATCATCCAGCATGAGGCTAGTAGGTATACAAGAAACTCCAGCAGTATGACGGAGATGCTGCATATAAAACCAAGTGGAATAGCGACCAAATTTATGAAGAGAGTTTTTAATATTATTCCAGAGGTTGTCAAAAGTCTGCTTTTCGTTGTCTCCATAGTAACTCTCCAAAACTTCACGTTGCGTTTTTTTGCCAATAAATTTTTGATAAGATTCAAACATGGCTGGCAAATGACCTTTGTTCCACTTTGTATCAGTTTGATACCTCAGTCTTTTATAGTTGTGACTATTCCACCAAGAGATACGATCCACAGTGGCGAGTTCATAGTCGGGGAACTCATTCTTGAGAACCCATGCAGTTGGTAGTTGATAGGTGTTACCATACAACCACGCAAACCATAGACGCTCCTCGTCATTGTGTTCGTATCTTCGGTGGAGATAGTTTGTTAACCATACTGCTGGATCACAATCATCGAATTTCATCGACCATGCATACCAACGTATGAATTGCTCACGCCTTTCTTTAGTTGTTGAACGCAGGAAGGACATCAATGGTGACATCAAGTTGCATATAGTTAATCATATCACGAAGTTTATCAATATGCTTCTCTTGATCTTCAATCGCAAGTTCGTTCTTGTTCTTGAAGTAGAGAACAATGGCACCTTTCTTTTTCTTCACATTATACATACGGTGTGCAATGTAACCAAGAGCCACAGCGTGTTCTGCTTTAGAAGCAGTCGCATGAATCGCAGCAGTGCCTTTGAGTTCATACTTCTTGACTTTGTAATTGTTCAGATAATGATCGTCATAAGCAATTAGATTATCCTGATATTTAAGAGCATTCTGCTGAGTCTCAAAGTCATTCAGAATTGAACGAAAGATACCGCTCAACTTCTTCTTGTCTTCAGTAATTATAGAGAATCGCTCATAGATCAATTCACGAGCACTATCAACTGCCAATTGATCAGAAAGATCAATCCCTTCGCGAACCAAAAAGTTATTAATGTTTCGCTTAATGTCAGCATCTGTATTCGTCTTTCGAACAACAAAGTCTTCCTTGTTCTCAAGCATACCAAAAAGATCATAGTTTGAAAGACGAGTTTCCTTGTCAGCGCCAAACTCTGTCTCATTAATATACACGACAGGAATTTCTTTCAACTCTGTTCTTGATACTGCTTCGAGACGATTGTTGCCATTCAAAATTGTATATACAATTTTGCCTTTGACACGAGAGACAACGACAACAACTGGGTCTTTGAGAATCCATTCCCAAGCATCTTTCGGATTTTGATCAAATCGCGATCTAATTTTACGAACGAGGTTAGGGTCAATTTTTTCTTCACGAATCTGATTACGCTCATATCCGTAAACAACTTTGACACACCCAAGAACAATTTTATATAAACCAGACTTGATTGCATCATGAATCCTTGTCACCGTTGCTTTATCTTCAGTAAATCGATCAGTAGGAACAATACCGTTCGAACGACCCTCAATCCAATCAACAACTAGTTGTTTGTGCTCAACAGTGAGCAGTGATTCATCAACACAATGAGCATTGTTTGATTTATTGTAGAATTTTTTCTTATTCCAAGACATGCCATAATGAAGACCAAACCACTCAATCGTCTGAGCAAGATCATCTTGAAAAGCATCGCCTTCGAACAATAAAAACTGTTCTACTCCTCCTTTATAGTAATCGTCCCAAAACTGAGGATTACTGATTGATGAAATATAATCTGGTTTATCAGTCTTTGATGACTTATAGCCAATATTCATCATTCCGCTTACGATATTGCGGTATCCATACACATAACACTTCTTCGATGTTAACATTTTTTTTTACCTCTTCAGCAAATAACATTATGCTATATTCGTTGCATCATATTCATCATATTGCGCAACACAGATATTATACATCAATCAATGACAAGAGTAAATGACAATTTTAAATAAAAATCTCACGAATTTCGTTAGGTGCATAAACTATTACACACCCACCTTTACCTTTGCGAGTTATGGCTTTTGTAATGATTGGATCTGAGAAATCATATATCCCATCAGCAAAATTGTTGCCATTGATCTTGAACATGCTCAGCGAGCATCCACTTTTCTGTTTTCCCAAGAATCGAAAGCCCATCGACTCATAGAATGCAACTGCTCCTGGCTCTGCTGAAACACGATAGTAACTGGTGCCAAGACCTTGTACGCGATCAAGAGAATCTTGTGTAAGTAATCTTGCAACACCTTTGCGACGATGTTTAGCAAATGTATGTAATAACTGCAGATTGAAAACATATGGGGATTTCTTAGAGCGAGATGTGATGATCGCGCCTGCCAGTTCCTTATCCGCCGCCTCCCAACATCCAATACAATAGTGCCATTGTTTTTGCATATCTGCTTTTGCGACAAAAGTCTTCGCAAAAGAATCTGCTTTGTCTTTGCTTATATGCCTAATAAATTCTTCGCGAGTAGTTTCACGCAGCGTCATGGAACTCACGTTTCTTCTCACCACGTTCTTTTGGATACTTAGTCTGAATCCAACCAAGATATTCGTTTATATTCCAAACGAATGCAGGAAATTTATAATTCTCTGCAGCAAGAATTTCTTTCACTGATGGACCGCCATTCAATGCAGCATCAATGAATTTCTCAACAAATCGAAACTGAGACTCAAGTTCATCACGATGAATAGTTGAGCGAAAACAACGAAACTCAATCGTACCAGTATGTTTCATACAATATGTGTTGATTGCGTATCTAAATGGTCGACCCATTGATACACCATCCTTTCCAGCAGCGTGCAGTTTGATAAAATGATTGAAGTCAGTCGTAAGATTGATAATGTTATCGCACATATAATCTGGCATCGGTCGACCGCCATCGTATTTCAAATACATTTTTGCATTATGGCACGACTTCATTTCAGGATGATCATAAAAACCATAACACGCATCAATTGTATCTTGTTGATTGACTTTGATATACGAGATCAATCTTTTGAGACTCTCAACATCATCTTTCAATCCTGGAACAAATACATGTATGTGACCGTGATTGACGCAAGATGTTGTTGGTTGATTACCATATTCAATAAACATCTCATACAGTCTCATCACGCGATCAATTTGCTCCTGCCAAGTCTTTGTTGGCATCATATTAATCTCGCCACCCATCCATGGCTCTTTGCCGAGTGGATCGCATGCACGAAACTCAAACGGTGGACGAAGATTTACAATGTCAGTTTCAGCGTATTCCCATTTACCGAGAGTCAAAGGAATACTCATACGGCGATCGATATCGCCCCATTCAATCTCAGAACCATATGTAAATGTTTCTTTATTGTACATGCTGTAAGTCCTTGGCATTTTCAATTTGAATCGCTTTCATATGAAGTGTACTATTCGAAAGAGTTACATACTGGTTCATCATCGATTCAGTTGAATGCGAAAGACCTGCACGAGAAGCAATATCTTTCGTTGATGTAATTATAACGCCATTGATCAAAGAAGTAAAGTATATTGGACGCTTGCCATTGCGATAAAAACGAAGTGTCTTTTCTTTGTACAATTCAATCACTGCCATTGAAGAGTCTTTAAATTCTTCAAGTGGAGATTTATTTGCTTTGAGTGTATGAAGAATCAACTCTGAATCGTTACGAGTTTTGCAGTCATAGCCATAAAGATCTTTCCACTTTTCTGGCATCTCTTGACTTACGACACCATTATGTACAATTGCAAGACCTTCATCCCACAGTGGCTGATTGTAGTTAAGATCAGAGGTTGAATAGCGACAATGACCAATGAGATATAGATTACCATCTTCATTAATCATTTTTTCTAATGGATGTGCTTCAATAAACTTTCCTGCTGGAGTTGCAGAAATCAGTGTATGAATGCGGTTTTCATACACCCACGAAGCACCAGTTGCATGTAAGCCACGAATACTCGATTCGTGAAATACTTTCTCAACAGTTTCTAGATCTTTTGATCCAGGTTGTTCAAGATAAACACCAATGACTGAGCACATATCAAGCAAATAAATCCTCTAAAGTTGAAATGACTTCGTATGCTTTCGGATGGTATTTTTGAACCATTTCTTTTCCACCATTTTTCTCCAAATAGTCATACCATTCTTTTTCTTCCCACATTCCTTCGGAAATACCGTTCCAAAGACGTCGTTGGAGTTTATGTTCTTTGTTCTTTCGACGTGACTCAACATAATTAAATCGATGATCTTCATACTCTTTACTTCCTAATTCTAACATCTTTTCACGCAAATAGCAAACTAAACTAATTCGTTCAGCAATATCATCTTGTAGTACAATAGGTGTATTGCCGTGAATGTACTCATGATTATTTACTAACAACAGATCACCTGGACGTACATTCACAGCAATACGAACTTCTGGAAGAATCAAATAACCACCTGTAAAATTACCATTGTTTGATAATACCAGAAGATTGCTCAAACCATTCGAGAAGTCACCAGCATCGCGATGTGCTGCTGTACGAAAGGTTTTGTTTACTGTAATTGTGGTAAAGACAGTTTGTGGAACAAGGAATGCTGGATCAATTTTATCTGCGGCTTCACGCTGCGCAGCATGACGAATTGGAAGAAGTTCTTTAAAACCACGATCAAGCGTTTGTAGAAATGGAAACGACAATTGAAACTTATCGTAAGAGTTCTGTGTGTATGATGTTGCACGACCATACGGAATACGAGGATATCGATCGAACCAACCAGCAATACCAGAGAACACTACGTTTGCATATGTCGTATCTGAGATATAAGTTTCCTCTACTCCATGCGCTTCATCTTTACGTTCTTTGATTGAGAGTTTTACAACTTTTTTAAGCCACTTCTCAAAGTTAAACCCATCCTCTTTGACTTTTGCACTTAGCCAAACAAGACCACGAGAGGTTTCTTCATTCCCATATATTGCACGCAATGATTCAATTTCTTCTTTTACATTGACTTGAATAACAGAGTTCTCTGCTTGCTTTTTGAGATAGTCAATAGCACGCAATTGAAATTCAGTTACCCATTCGCGACCACCACACTTCTCACCTTTTGGTCCAGCAGCAAGACCACGGTTCTGTGTTTGTGTAGCGGCTTCACGCAATCCTGCATAAGCGGCATCTTGCTGTTTTTTGCTGAAATAGTTTTTGCGAAACTTGAATGCAATATTATTTTCGTTTTCGCTTTGGAAATAACAATCTGAGTCTTCATTGATAATGGTATCAAAATGAGATTCATCTAAAAATTGACCAAGTAAATGCTCACTGTCAACTTTTGATTTTGCTATAATTTTTTTGATCATGATTTCTCCCGTTCATGATATTATATATCGAGCAATACACAATGTCAAGTTGCAAATGAAAATGTGGGGGCAAGAACTGCCCCCACAAGAACCAGAACGGTTTGTTTCGCCAATATTAGGCGTTCATCGAAACACTGATTGCATTACGATAGAGGGTCTTGCGAGCGCGAGCAATCTGACCACGATCGAAATAATTTTCGAAAGCAGTCGAAGGATTGCCAAGGCGATACGCAAACACCTTCTCACCACGCGAGTTCGTCACGCGATTGGTGTATACAGAGATACCCTCATTGCGCGCACGATAAGCGAGATCAGCAGCGTTGTCGACCTTGAACAATGAACGAACCTGTCGGCTAGTTACACTGTTGCCGTCAGAC